ACTGCAGTAGTGGTAGTGGTAGTTGTAACATTACAACAAACATCTAACTGATTGTTTATATTAATTATATCACCATTAATAGTGATTATCTGATTAGTGATATTAGTAACTTGATTATTTAAATAATTTACTTGTAATGTTAAATTGCATATAATTTCATCTATCTTTTGTAAGATCACATTCAAAGTATCACATGGTTCAGCCACTATACATGGTAATTCAGGACCATCATAAACAATAGTACTAGATGCAGTTAAATGTGTTGAACATGGATTGTTAGTGTTACAACCAGTATTGGTTATAATAGAACTACATCCGCAAGGTGTATTTAAAACTACATTTGTACAGCAAGGATTTACTGGTAAATATGGATATGACATATTGATGATTTATTAAGGTATATATATAATATAGTAACAACCAATTGCAGGTTGATTATTTTGATGAGGAAGATTTCCACCAAAATTAGATGCTGAAGAATTTACACTAACAGTAATACCTGTAGTAGAACTAGTAGTTAATAATCCTGATGATGCTCCTCCAGCAGCTCGGTCAAAAAATCCATTAACTCCAAAAGCATTAGTATTATTTTGAATATTACTAAGAGCATGTGTATGTCCAGGATCAGTCACATTTACAACATTTGTAATAGCATGTGTATGACTAGGAATTTGTGTAGGTCCAAGTGTAACTTGATTCACACCTGTTGTAGTTCCTAATGAATAAGGAGGGTTACCTAAAGCAGGATCAACAGCAGTGTTGAGAGAGCCGCCATTCATTCCTGTAGTGGTTCCTACTAACACTCTACCTCTTAAATCAGGTACACCTGGATTAGCTCCATTACATAAATAAATCTTAGCCCAGTTTCCTATACCAGCTCCTGTACCATCAAAGTTTGAAAGATCTGGATTGAAATAAGGAACTGCTACATAAGGAATCATTTTAGCACTTACTAATGAACTTGATCCACTAATATATGCTGCAATGTAAGTATCAATATTAGCTATACTTACATAATTTGTACTAAGATCTAAAGCTAATGCACATAATGTATCTATTGTAGCCTGAAGAATAGCATGTGTTCCTGAAGAAGGTGTTATAGAAGGTGTTGCAACTGTAAGGCATCTTACAGTATAATCAGCTTCAATTACATTTAATTCATTATTAATTGTTACTATGTCTGTAACTATAGCATCAATTTGCAATTGAAGATCACAAGCAGCTTCTATAAGAGCTTTTGATATATCTACAATAGAAAGATCTCCACATGTAGGAAGATATTGTTGTACAAGATTACATATCACTGTAGGTGTAAGATCAATTTTTATTCCTGTACCATCTAATGTAGATGTAAGGAATGTAATCAATGCTTGTTCTACAAATGATAATGAATCACCTGTTTGTATTCCTAGAACAGGAACATCTATTCCTGTATATTTAACACATCTGTCAGAGACAATTTCTGTACATCCGTTATAACAATTTGAGCAATTGGACATATTATTTATTTTAAAAGATTTAAGCTATTGTTGTTGTACTAGTTATTGTAGGATTTGGTACAATTGTAATATCACAAGGAACTTCTAAACAAGGTGCTGGTTCATTACATCTACTTACACATCCTGTAGTAAGTCTTATCACTCTACTAGCAATCATATTTACTGAGTATTTATGAGCGTAGTTTGGGTTTATATATTTATATTGTAATATTCTTCTATATCCTATTAGTTGAAGTATATCACTAGAAGGAACAGGTTTGTTCAACATATATGAAATATTGTTGTATAAGTTATTGCCAAGTTCTGCTAACTTGCAATCTATTTTTTTAAGTAAAGAAGGAATGTTTGCACATTCTGGACAATTAGTTAATCTTGGTGATAACATAATTTTATTTATTTGGTTTAGCAGCACATGCTGCACACACTCCGTTTGTCAATTGACAACCGCATCCCACTTTAGCTCCACAGCTTGAACATTGTGCCATAATTAATAAAAGTTTAATTGGTAGTTGTTACCAGAACAACCACAGTTTGATTTTAAAAAGTTATCTAACATATTATCTGCTTGAGTATATAATGTGTTTGATTCGTATTCTGCACAGTTGTTAGCTGCTGCAATCGCTCCTTGAATAAAGAAGTTAATTGTATTTAATTGTACGGTAGATTGAGTTTTAAGAGCTCTATCGCATTCCATCATGTTTAATTGTAAAAATGCATTGTCAAACTTCTCTTGAAGTCTATCAACACGTAAAATTGTCTTCTCTACATAATTTGCATATGCAGGAGCAACTGAATATTTAATTCTATAAACTCCATCAGGAAGAGGTTGATTACAACCAGGCTCTGTAATTCCTAAATTAGAAGATGTGAATACATTTAATTGGTTAGGAACAAATGGTAAAATTTTAATTCCAAATCCTGGTATTTCAATTTCAACAGATGGTGCTGAAACCACTGGAGGATTGGTAGGATATACAGAAGCATCTGCAACACCAAGAGTATTAACATCGTAAGTAGGAACTACTAATATATCTAATTGTAAGTTTGCCATGTTTGTTTTAAATAAATATGCCAGAGGAATATGAGTTATCCTCTTTCCCCTGGCATAGGTTATTAATATTTATCTACTGTTTATTCTTAAGGGATAAGAGTAGAAGTAGTAGTTGTTGTTGATGCAGGAGCACTAGAAGTTGTAGTAGTTGTAGTGATACAAGCATTATTGTCAACAACAGTTCCTAAAGCAGCTTCTAATACAGTTTCAATTGCAGCAGCAATACCACTTGTTAAAGCGTTTGGAGCAGCAATGATTACAGTAGAATCTTCCATAATATAATCACCCCACTGGTACTCAGATTTGTTATACTCATTAAATCTAATGTAGTATGTATCATAAGTTACGCCATCAGACACCCAAGACTCAAAGTTCTCATTGTACCCATTCATTCTGTAAAGGTGTTTCAAGTAACCTGCTTGGTAGCTGTAGAAGTTTTTCTCTAATTGAGCAATTTCTGCAGATGTACCTGTAGCATAAGATGCACGTTGAGTAATAACTGGTTGAGCAACAAAGTTACAAGCATCTGCTACGATAAAGTCAGCAGTAGTAGCTGGACCAGAATATACAAATGTTCTGAAAGACATTCTGTCATATTCAAAAGGGAACGCTGCTACATCACAAGGTTGTCCATATTTAGTTAATGGTTTTCCTGTAATACGTAAAATTGTACCACCTACATTTTCAAATGTATAGAATGTAGAGAAAGAAATGTTGTCAGGGTTGTTTCCTGGAGCTTTTAAGTTTAATTGATAAATCAACTCATTGATGATAGTGTTAGTGCTTACATCATCACATGGGTTGTCATCACAATTACAACATGGAGCTTGAATAGTTACTGAACGAGTGAAACCATTGAAATACAATGTATCAATGTAAGAAGAGTGAGCACGTAAAGTTAACGTGATAGTTTCTCCACATTGTACAGTGAAATCAGTTACATCAGTAATTTGGTTTGCAGCTGTAGGACATCCTGATACTTTGTACCATTCTGTTACATTTGAACTACAACCAGATCCTGAAGGGCATCCTTTGATCTTGTCAGATCTTTTAGATCCTTGTAAGTAAGTGTTTGTTCTACCTTGAGCTACATAAAAATATGGAGCAGCAGCAATGTTCGCAGCAGTAGCTAACGAATAGTCGCTTTTAAAAATACCAACTTGTCCTGCAGTCAAGTTTTGTGTTGAGCCAGAGCTAGGGAGTGCAGTTTGCCCTACTGGAACCACGAATAACGTGGTTAATGAAAAATCAGCCATTTTAATTTATTTAAATGTTAATAAAGTTTATTCGTTTGTTTGTATTCTGAACTGTGCACTTTGTACAGCAGCAGAGTTTTCAGTATACATTGCTAGATTCTGTACTGTTAAGTCTAACAATTCATCTTCTAAATATAATTCAAGTTCACAATCTTGATCAAATGATGGTTGCCCATCTAACATTATGTATCCTGTCTTATTTATATATTGAGGATATCTCATGTACATTATGTAAACTTTTGTTGGGATAAATGTACCATCTGTAAAGTAACTTATCTCATCTGATGATAAAGAGTTGAATGTTTCTTGATATTCAAAACTTGGTTTGTAATGATCATTGTTTAATATAAACTGTAGATCGCCATGTTTAGCAAGATCTCGATTGATCCAAATCTTTCTATCCTTACATCTTCCTTTATCTGCCAAAATATATGAATCTATATAGAACATATATTGTGGAGTAAGATTATGCACATACGTGCACCATTGATTTAATTCAACGTTCTTTAGTGTAAGATCTAAAGGTTGATGATTATAATTCATTATAAGACTCTGTAAGTCTTCATAACGCTTTTTAAATGCATCCATTCCTAATCCACTAGTAACACTAAGACCATCAACTTTTTGTTTTATCAACTTAATCTGAGCCTCATTCAAAGCTAAGATCTTGTCTTCTAACTGAATCTGTTGGTGCTCATTAGTTGATAGTTTATTTAGTTTCTGATCGATCTTATATAATAAACTATCTACTGGTATCATATTCTTTTATGTTTTTAAAACTAGCCTCTTAAATAGAAGCTAGTTTTTTAGTTTTTAATTTC